TGACGGTACTACGTATGTAAGTGGTAATACCGTAAATTTTGTAAACGAAACAGAATTTGTTAAAAAATTAACCAGAAATGAACATTATTTAGGGTTTATAAACGAGCCTATCATATATTCTGACATTTTTGTTGAGAGAGGAAAGATGGGAGTTTCTGAATTTAACTTAAGATTAAGTGAAATAGACAACTTAGGTGAATTAGAAATATACGGTAACGGATTTTTTAATGTTAAAAAACAATAAAAATTATATTTATTAATAAAAGAATATGGCAGTAGGTAGTTACGGAACAATTAGACCAGCAGATGTGTCTCCAGATGATGTGGAAATTTTATTGCATTATGTTGCAGATAGGTCTACAACTTCAGATACTTCGTTGACAAAACTGGTGTCTTCAGATATTTTAACCCCTGTTTTTCATAATGCAGATACTGGCGGTGCCAGTGGTGTTGAATTATTAGGTGGTATGTATAATTTAAGGTTAGAAAATAGCACCTTTAGTGATATTGGTGTGTATACTTTACATATTAGACCAAAACAAATTAGAACAACTATCACAGATTGTGGTGTATTATCATCATTACCTTCAGTTAGGGGTATTATCGTTGATTTAGGTGGTGTTTCAGAAGAAGATAGGAATAAATTTGTACCGCAAGGTCTTGTTGGTTATAGAATTGAATATATCGACATAACAACCTCACAAAAGGTGCCTAATTTTTATAAATTAGTTACGTCATCATTTTATTGTGAGCCAGTAGCAACTAATTTAACGAACACAACTCAGAAGTCAATTAGATACAGATATTCCGATGCACCAACAAATTTAATATTTTTAACAGTTACGCCATCATCATCACCATCAACTAGACCAAATATAATTCCATTTATTGGGCAACCAAATCAGAAAATTATATTGACAAATAGTTATTTTAACCCTACTACAGTTGAGGTCGAAATGGTAGAACATGATATTTCTACATTAGCTCTCGCTCTATATGGTAATCAAAGTAAGGCAGCAACTTCAGGTATATACACTATATACGATGGAGGTAATAACATTTATAAACAGTTCAACCTATATGAAGTTAAAGATGAATTTAACGAGACACTTTACGAAATTCGTGAAGAAAGAACTGATATAGATCAGACATTAAACTTTGATGATATTACCGAATAATGGCAAATAGAAAAGTTCCGAGTCAAGCGGCTAGTGGTTTTGAAACATTTAGTGATAGTCTTGTTGGTAGACAAATTACCGACGGTACTAGTCAATTGACTAATACTAACTTTGCATTAGACAGAATTATACCCGAAAAAGACTCTAAAAAATTTACAACAGCACCATTTTCAGACTTTTTAACTCTAGAAGATTTAAAAATAGAAGAAAATGTTCCAACAACTGTTATTCAAACTGAAAACAAAAAAAGAGTTGTAAAATTTAATAGTTCTAAACTTGACGCATCAAAATCATTATTCGGCTCATTAAAAGAAAGGATTAGGGTTTCAATATCTAGGATACTTAAAAATTTCCCTGGCGGTTTATATGTTGACTCACAGAGTATTTCTTCGGTTAATAATCTTACCTGTGAAAACATTATATATAATCCAAATACAAATAAAACAACATTTAATGTACACACAAAGAAGTTCTTTAATCCATTAGACATTGTTTTAAAAACACCAGTACAAAATGCGCTTGTTGGTAGTGAAAACATTATTAGAGATTTCTTTTCATCATATGTAAAATATTCGGTAGTAATTAACGATGTTTTATATCCTATAACCAGTTATGTTGAACCTGATGTTAACAATTATGTTGAATTAGAAATAACTGGAAAACCGTTTACTGGGTCCACGTATAGTTCAAGTTATGTTATTAGACCAAACAATTCAGTTGTAGAAGAATTTTTTATAGGTCTTGATGATTTAGAATCAACATTATTAAATAGAGATACTTTCCCAATATATCAGGCTTCATTCAAAGTACCAAGAACAAGTTCAGATGAATCAAAAACCGAAATTGTTTCTGCGTTAGTTAATTGGCCGGTAAGTAGAGATAACTGGAATATCAGTCTTGGGGGTTTAGATTTTGACAATTATTTAAGTAAATTAAATGATTTAGCAGATGAGATTGATGACTATAAATCTAATTTAGTTACTAGATTTTTAACTGCACCGCAATTATTTGAATTTGATAGTAATGATCAAAAAGCTGATAAGATATTTCAACTTTATGGTCAAAGCTTTGACAAAATTAAAACATATATAGATAATATTGCTTTCATGAGAAACGTTTCTTATGATGGTATTAACAACGTTCCAGATATTTTCTTAAAAAACTTAGCAAATACATTAGGTTTAGATACCGTTAATTTATTTGATCAAAAATCGTTAGAAGATAATCTATATTCATCATCTAACATTCTTTATGGTGGCGAATCCACTGGTAAAAACTTAGTTGATGCTGAGTTAGAATTTTATAGAAGACTATTAGTTAATTTAGCTTTTATTTATAAATCTAAAGGTACTAGAACTAGTATCGAATTCTTCCTTAAGTTTATCGGGGCTCCAGAGCCATTAATAAAAATAGACGAGTTTGTTTATAAGGTTGATAGTGCAATATCTTCAACATCTGTTGAGGATGATATTTTTAACGTTTTAAATAATGTTTCTGTAAATAATAACATTTCATTTAATACAAATACATTTACATATTCATTAACAGGTGTAACCGGAACAACAAGTGTTACACAAATAAGTGACTATCCAATAGACACAACGACATTTTTACCTAAAACACCAACAACTAACCAAGAAAATTTATTTTTTCAAATGGGATCTGGTTGGTACGATGTTACTTTAGATCACAGATCTTCAGATATGTTGGATACTGAAAATTCAGTATTAACTGGTAGAACAAAAACGATTGTAACAACAGCTAAACCATATACATATGGTGAGGACTTTTTTGATATATACAGAAGTTTACCTGGACTAGATTACGGGTTTACACTAAGAGGTGAGATTGATAATGTTAAAGGACAAATCCTTGACGACATTAATTTATCAAATTTAACCCTTAATAGAAAAAATATAAATATTTTTATTAGTCCAGCAAACGCAATAAACTATGATATTTGGACTAAATCTAGAGAGTTAGAAGTTACTTTTGGTACTAATAGTCTACCACCACAAACATCAATAAGCTTTAGTGAGTTTCTTGGTAACATCTTAAATGGTCAGATTAAAAATTCAAATTTAATTAAATATAAGAAAAATTATATACAATTAGAAGATGTTTATCAAGACTATATTTCACAATTAACATTATCTGGTTACACCCCATATGACATGATTAGTGTTACGGAATTTGTGAATAAAATGAGCCCGTATTGGGCAAATGTTTTAGATCAAATTGTTCCAGCAACAACATTATGGTTAGGTGGTAATTTAGTTGAAAACAATGTATTTGGTAGACCAAAGTATGCATATAGAAAACCATGTAGACCGTTAGAAGTTACTGAAAACTTATACCCAGATTTTGAAGAGTTTATTGAAGAAGATTTAGAAACCATTATTGGTGACCCAGATAATTTAAGAGGTTTAATATATTTTAGTGGTGTAACATTTTCATTATTTGTTGATATAGATGGTATCGAATATGAAGGAACAACAAGAGTAAACTTAACCGGAAATACAATTTTCAATAACGGATTTACCGCTGTTGATAGTTGTAATGTATTGGTTAATTCACAAAATATAATACCATTAATATGTGAGTATAAAGATTGGATTAGTTTAAACTTAACAACTATTAAGAACAACTGGAAAACGGCTGTAGCAAATTTAGTTGATGAGGTTAACGCATCTATCACGGGATATACCGCAGGGTGTATTCCAACGTATCCACCATATAGTGCTATAACATCTGGTGCCGCATGTAGTACTAATGTTAAAATATTAAGCTATGAGTTTTTCACAGATATTGATGGATTTGAAAAAGTTAGATTTACTTTACATAGCGACAATAATTGTGACGAAAAAAGAAGTTTAGATTATTATTTTTCTGCAAGTTACGGTGTAACAACATCACCAACTTGTCACATTGACGCAGAAATAATCACACCTTGTGATGTCTATACTGGCAACACCTTATCACCCGAATGTAAACTAGTTAGCGATGTCATCATCAACTTAACCGGAGTTACGATACAGTCAGGTGATGCTTCTGGTTGGGGGGTATATATGTACAGGAATTGTGACACTGAGGTAAACAACTATCAAAATATTACAAACGACCCAGCTACGGTATTTTTACCTGTCGATGGTAGATCATGTCAATTCGTTATATCAGATGTAAAGGAAGATGATGAAATTGATATTTTATTAACGGACGCGGCTAACTGCGATCTTAAATTTAGAATACAAGGTTTAACCTTACAATATACTGAATACCCAACAGAAGTACCAGATGATATCATTGCAATGAATACTGGATATACAATTGTGCCAAATATTCAATATAGAAATAGTTATGATGTTGGTTTAAAATCTGACACTAAAGTACTAGTTGTTAGTGGTGTTACAATTAATTCATCAACAACTAGGGCAAATATTAATTCATACATAGGTTCAGGTAATTTAATTGAAAAATCCGTAAGTACATTAATTTCCGGTAACACTATTTTATGTGCAACGTATCAACCGTGTTCTATTTTAACTAGTGCTGAATTTGATAATGCAGAATTAAATAATGATTATACGTTCTCATACCGTTACAGCACACAAACAATATCAGACATTGATTGTTTAGGTTCGGTAAAAATGAGCGTGATAACCGGTATAACCGAGACTGGGTCATATGAAGTTTTCGAAGTATTACCAACAACAAAGTTAAGAGTTTATACCAATAAAATGGTTAACGAATTAACTGGTGATATAACTAAAAACAAATATTATTCTTTTGATAGTAGATCTCCAGAGTTTTTACAATTAAAACCTGAAGAACAAGTTGAACCATGTTGCGACTATCCTTCTGATTATTATGATACTGGTGATTTTTTAATTAATGAACTAGGTCAATTAATTGAAGTTGTTTCAGTTGATTTAAATTATTGTGATCCAAACATATGTTATAATATAAATGTAACCAGTGATTCTGGATTAGTAAGTTTAATTACTTTTAATGGTAATGATAACCATAAATTATTATTACATCATGAATATGATGAATTTAATTTTATGGATTTATCAACACAACAATATTATTTAAATGACACTTGTTGTTCAGATG